ATGCTTGCTAACGAACTTGAAACTAGCAACGGTGGTGTTTATTCACGCCTTGCGTTACAGTGGCAGGTTCCTACTGCAAACATTCTTCTGGACCAGATTGAGTTCGACGGTGACAGATGGGACATTCGTCCTAACATCATCACTGGTATGGACAGCTTGAGCCGGCAAGGAGAAATGGATAGCCTAAGGCTGTTTATTTCCGACTTAGCTATGCTAGAGGCTGTGCCAGAAGATATTCGTGCAGGCATTGACCCGCTTAAGTTCATGGCGTTCTGTGGAACGGCTCGACAGATTGAATACAATAAGTTCCTTATGACAGAAGCGCAAATGCAGCAAAATCAAATGCAACAGCAACAGGCGCTGGTGGAACAGGAACAAATGAAGGCACAAGGCGCAGTCGCAGCGGAAGCTGGTAAGGCTGCTGTACAAGGAGCACAATAATCGTAATGAGCGATACTAATAACGAGAAGCCTGATCCGCTTGCGTCTCAGGGTGCAGGCAAAGGCGACCTTAATCCGGGGCAGACTTTCGAAGGTGCGCCTAAGCCGCCGCCTGAGCCCGGTAACGAGCCGCCGGCAAAGAAGGGTAACCCGCACGTACAGGAAGAACCAGACGAGGACGCTCCTCCTGCAAAGAAGGACGAGCCTAAGAAAGAAGAGTCTGCTAAAGAAGACGACAAGAAAGCACCGACAGGACAGTTTATCAAAATTGGTGATCCTGCTGCGGATGCTGCAATTGAAGTTCTTAAAGAGTCTGGCGTTACTCCGCAGGAAGCACAGGAGTTCTTTGCTAAGGCAATGCAGTCCGGTAATCTGGCTGACATTGACTGGAACACCATTGAAGCTAAACTTGGTTCTGCAAAGACCTATCTTGTTAAGACTGGTGTAGAGACTTACTACAATAACCAGAACGCTGCTGTGCAGGCGACTGTTAAGCAGACGCATGAAATCTTTGGCGGAGAGCAAAACTGGAACACTGCCAAGACGTGGGCACAGACTAAGGAAGCGAATGATCCTGCGTTCAAAAAGCAAATTGACGCAATCCGGGGTCTTCTGAACGAGGGCGGTAATCGTGCCGAGATCGGTGCACGAGAACTCCTGCGTCTGTATAATACCGATGGCGGCACTAAGGGCCTCGCAGCTACTAAGCTGGCTACTGGTACCAGCACTGGTAACGTTGTCGGTACTCCGCTTACTCGTGCCGAGTATGTCTCTGAGCTTAAAGCAGCGCACGAACGAGGGTCTAAACCGCACGAGATTGCTATTATCGATCAGCGACGTAAGGCCGGTATGGCTGCTGGTATCTAAAGACCTAATAGGTTCCACTCCCTATTAGGTAGAACACTAAAGTAATTTCTATCCCTAGGAGATACTAATTTGAGTTATGAAATTCCCGGCCCTAACCTGTCGGACGTTGATAAAAACCTACTGATTGAACAGTATGGTGGTGAAACCGAATCTCAGTTTAAGAAAACGTCTATGATGCGGCAGTTTGTCCGTGTCAGGCCGGTTCGTAACACTGATACGATTACTAATAACCGTGTGGGCCGTACTACGCTTAAGGCTCTTGTGCCGGGCGTGCGTCCTGCTTCCGATCAGACTCCGTTCGGTAAAGTGCAGCTTACCGTTGATACGGTTGTGCTGGCGCGCGACACGCGCTCTATGCTGAACGAGTTCCAGACGCACTTTGATGCGCGTATGGAGCTTGCACAGGATCACGGTAAGGAGCTTGGCTTCTTCTTCGATCAGGCGTTTATCATCATGTGTATCAAGGGCGCGGCGGCTCCGGCCCCGGTCCTTGGTGACGGTACTGCTTCTAAGCAGTCTATCGGTGCTGGTAAGCAGCGTACGCTCGCTGCTGTTGGTGACGAACTCGATCCCGATAAGCTCGAAGCGGCTATTGCTGCTATCGTTACGGATATGGAAGAGGAAGAGATTCCGGTTGAAGAACTGGTGCTGTTCGTTCGTCCTAAGATGTACAAGGTTCTTGCTAACAGCAACAAGCTTGTCAGCCGTGATTTCAGCGAAGGTAACGGTAACTTCGGCAAGATGCAGGTGCAGGAATGCGCAGGCGTCCGTATTGTTAAGACCTCGCGTATTCCGCAGGCTGCCATTACCAATCACTTCCTCTCGAATACAGGTAACGGTAACGCGTACGATGTGTCCGCTGCTCAGGCTAAGGCCGTTGCAGTTATCATGCATCCGAAGTCCCTGTTCGCCGGTGAAACCATCCCGCTTACGAGCGATGTGTGGTTCAACCGTGAAGAGAAGCAGTGGTTCATTGACAGCTTCCTTGCGTTTGGCGTTACCGTCAATCGCCCGGATTGCTGCGGTGCTGTCTTCCGTGCGTAATACTACAGGCCGTGCCCTTAATTGGGTGCGGCCTTTTTGTTTCAGGAGGTATTTATGCTCGACGAAAATACAATCATTGACCATATTCTTACTACTGTGGGAGAAAGTGGTGTAAGCTCCCTTAGTACATTGCATCCGTCTGTGGCCTCTGCAAAGCGTATTCTCAATATAGAGGATATTGCATTTCAGAGTATTGGCTGGTGGTTCAACACAGAGCGAGACATCAAGCTTGCTGTTGATGCTGCTGGACGTGTAGAAGCACCTGCCGATGTACTGTCTCTAACTGTGTCCCACCTGTACGATAAATCGCCTGCGGAGAAGCTCCGGTTTGTTAAGCGCGGTAAATTCATTTATGATACGTATAGGCGTACGAACGTGCTTAACCAACCTGTGTACGTAGACATGGTCGTTCGTTTGCCTATTGAAGACATGCCGCCTGTTGCGGCAGAGTATTTAATGCGGCAGTGCGCTAAAGTCGCGTTTATTGCAGACGACGGTGATTCGTACAAAACTACTGAACTAGAGCGCCAGCGTCAAGAAGCGTGGCAACGTTTGTCAGCCAAGCGCCTTACTACTATTGCAACCAGTGCACTAGATAATCCAGTTGCTCAGAGATTGCAGACGTACGGTAATCAGACGCGAGGCTTTAACAGACTTGATGGAGGCTCTGCTTGAAAGTAGATGGTAGTCTTAAAAGTCTATTGCAGGGCGTGTCTCAACAACCAATTCGAGACAGGCTTACTGGCCAGTGTACTCTGCAAGAAAATTTTACTAGCGATCCTGTTACAGGGCTAACGAGACGTCCACCTACTGATCTAGTCGGATTCTTGGGTACAGCCACTAACGTTAAAGGATGGCACAATTTTAAGACGCGTGACGGTAATAGGTACATCGCGTTCTGTCATGACAACACTATTAAAGTGCGCGATCTTAATGCAACTTCATATACTGTTAACATCGACTCGGCTGCTGCGCCTTATCTAGCTAATGCTGGTAAGTTTCGTGCCCATACGGACGAAGAAGATAATACACTGTTTGTAAACCAGAGCGTAGTGCCGGCTATGTTGCCGGACTTGTTAAGTTATTTTAACAGGGCGCCAGTGTACGCGAGTATTGTGCCGATTCTTGGCGGTGCCTATGGACGTACCTATACAGTGTCGGTTGACGGTACTGTACGTGCAACTCATACTACCCCTGATGGTAGCGTAGCTGCGCACTCGGCTCAAGTAGATACGGTCTTTATTGCTACTGCTCTTACTACACAGCTTAATACAAACCTGACTGGCTATACCGTTGTGCGTAAAGAAGACGTTATCCTTATCCATCGTAACGGTGCTGAATTTAAGTGTACGGCGGCTGACGGGTATGGTAATGTCAATATCAAATGCATGAACGATACTGTTACAAAGACTGCGGACCTTCCTAGAATTGCGCCGCATCTGTACGTGTGTCGAGTTGCAGAAAAGACTGACCCGGAAAAAGACCTGTGGTTTAAGTTTGTTGTAGACAGTGCTGCATACGGCTCTACGCCGTCTGTAGCAGGGTTTGGCCTTGCAGGATACTGGCAGGAAACTGTTGCTCCTAATGTCAAGCACAAGATTGATCTTACCACAATGCCGCATTTGCTAGAATATACGGGTACGGCGTTTGACTTTAAGCAAGGATCGTGGGCCAGTAGAGGCGTAGGTACAGAAGTATCTAATCCGAACCCGGCTTTTATTGGTAATCCAATTAAGGATATTTCTAGCTTTCAAGGACGAAGCGTTCTTATTGCAGGCTCTAACGTCTGTATGTCAAGAACTAACAGTCCATATAATCACTGGTTTGGTTCAGCATCTGCACTCGCAGATACAGACCCTATTGATATTAAATCAACTGTGGAAGCGTCGGCTTTTGAGTCTGCTGTGCAGTTCAACCGCGATCTAGTTGTCTTTAGTAATGAAGCGCAATTCGTCGTGTTCGGGCGCAGCAAAGCAACTCCGCAGAACGCCAGCCTTGTTCTTACTACTAAGTTTGAGTCAGAGACTGGTGCGCATCCAGTGGGCGCAGGAAAGAACATCTTCTTTGCTGCTAACTACGGTTCGTACTCTTCTATCCGAGAGTTCTTCGCTGAAGGCAATACGGAAATCAATGATAGTCGTCCTATTACGCAGCACGTAAAGAAATACATTGAAGGTAAGGCTGTTCATTTGTCTGCATCGTCTAACTATGACATGCTGATGGTGCACACTAACGATAACAAAACTCGTGTTTACATTTATCAGTATATCTGGTCAGACACTGAGAAGGTGCAATCGGCTTGGCATTGTTGGACTAGTAAGCATCCTATTGTGTATAGCTTCTTTGATGAAGACCGTGTGTATTTTGTACAACAAATCGGAAATGACTATTATCTATTACGTATGCCTCTAGATGTGCAGACGCAAAATGGCGTTCCGTATCCTGTGTACTTGGATCAGCGGTTTGACGTAAACGGTGTGAACAACGCGTTCCTACTTCCGTTCACGTACCTTAAAGATGACGATCTTGTTTGTGTACAAGGTACAGGTTGTCCTAATCCGGGACTGACTGTGCCGATACAGAGTATTGCGTTTGATGCACTAAACAATGGATGGCGCGTAACATTAAAGCGGAGTATGGCCGGTGGGAATCTGGTTGTTGGTACACGATTCAAATCAAGATTCATTCCTACAATGCCGCTCGTCAAAGATCGGGACAAGGTTGTTGTTGGTACTGGCAAGCTGCGCATTCTTAAGTTTATTCTAAGTCTGTTCAATACAGGAGAAGTCATCGGCAAGATGCGCTCTGTATACGGGGACGGTCCTGATGTGCGCTTTAATAGCCGTACTGTTGGGGCCATCAATAACATCGTCGGTGAGCAGCCATTGTCAGACGAGCAGTTTATTATGCCGTTCCGTCTTGATACAGATGATGCAGAAGTAGAATTTTACACTGATAGCCATATGCCACTTACAATTCTAATTATTGAGTGGATTGGGCAATATAGCAAGCGCGGTAGACGCGTTGAAAGCGGAGGATCTTAAGGTGGGCTGATCTAGCCGTAAATGGTATGACTAGCCTGTTTAAGAACGTAGGCTCTTATCTACAGGCTGACAAAGAGGCAAAGGCAAA